AGTCCGACCATCCGCCGCAAGGGGTGTTCAAGACCGAGCTGCACTATGCCCGTGGCGTGCGGGACGGGAAGATCACCGAGCGGGTGAAGACGCTGCCGGTGCTGTACGAGTTTCCGGAAGCGATCCAGATCAGCAAGGACAAGGCCTGGCTGAACCCGGATCTGTGGCACATGGTGACGCCCAATCTGGACCGGTCGATTGCGCTGGATGCGCTGCTGGATGGCTATGCGCGGGCCAAGGAAGATGGCACCGGCGAAATCATTGCCTGGGCGACGCAGCATCTGAATGTGGAAGTCGGGCTGGCGCTGCATTCGAACCGCTGGATCGGAGCGGATTTCTGGCAGGGGGCGAAGGATGCGCTGCCGGTGACGCTGGAGTCGATCCGCGAGCGGTGCGATGTGGCGGTGGTGGGGATTGACGGCGGCGGGGCGGATGACCTGCTGGGGCTGTGCGTGACCGGGCGGTGCCGCGAGACGATGGCCTGGCTGGCCTGGTTTCATGCCTGGGCGCACCCGACGGTGCTGGAGCGGCGGAAAGAGATTGTGCCGGTGCTGCGCGATTTCGAAGCGGCGGGCGACCTGACGATCTGCGCCTGGCCGACGCAGGATTTCGAAGAGCTGACGCAAATGATCGGCGCGCTGAACGATGACGGGCTGTTGCCGGCAGAGGCCGCTGTTGGCCTGGACCCGGCCGGGGTGGCGGCGCTGGTGGATGAATTGACGGTGGCGGGGATTGCCCCGGCGCAGATGGTGGCGGTGGGGCAGGGTTACCGGCTGTCATCGGCGATCTGGGGCATGGAACGCAAGCTGATGGATGGCACGTTCCGCCACGGCGGGCAGCCGATGATGGCTTGGGTGCTGGGCAATGCCCGTGCGGAACAGAAAGGGAATGCCGTGCTGATTACAAAAGAGACGGCCGGCAAGGCAAAGATCGACCCGCTGATGGCCGGGTTCAACGCCTTCATGCTGATGGCGCGGAATCCGCAGGCGGGGCGGGCGGCGTCCTATCTGGACACCGAAGAACTGCTGGTCATGTGATGTTCGGTTTTCTGCGCAAGAACGCCGCAGTCACGCTGAACCAGCTGGCCGGAATGGCAGGCTGGGTGGGCTGGGGCACCTCTGCTGGCATGTCGGTGAACGAAACGACGGCGCTGGACTTGCCTGCCGTGTTCTGTGCCGCCCGCGTCATCGCCGAGGGGCTGGGGCAGATGCCGGTGCGCATCGTGCGCGACACGTTTGATGCCCGTACCGGGCTGGACCGGATGAAGATCGACCGCGCGCATTGGGCGCACCGGCTGCTGGCCGTCCGCCCGAACGAGTGGCAGACAAGTTTCGAGTTTCGCGAAGGCATGGTCTTCAACGCGGCCCTGGGTGTGGGGGCCATCGCGATCAAGAATGTGATCAATGGTCAGGTGCGCGAGCTGCTGCCGGTGCCGGTCGGATCGTGGTCGGTCGAGCAACTGGCGGACTGGTCGCTGCGCTATCGCGTCGACTACAGCGACAAGACGCATGGCTATTTTTCGCGCGACGAGGTGTTCGTGCTGCGCGGGCCGTCGATGGACGGGTTCAAGGCGCTTCCGGCAGTCAGGCTGGCGCGCGAGGCCATCGGGCTGTCGAAGGCGCTGGAGCGGCAGCAGGCAAAACTTGCCGGGAATGGCGGCAAGCCTTCGGGGGTGCTGTCGTTTGCGCAGCCGCTGAAGCCGGAAACGAAAGACAAGCTGCGCGAGACCTGGCAGGCGCGGTTCGGATCGAACGGGGAAGGCGGCATTGCCATCCTGGACGGGGACGCAAAGTTCCAGACGATGACGATGACCAGCGTCGACGCGCAGTACATCGAAACAAGGCGCATGCAGATCGAAGAGATTGCCCGGGTGTTCCGCGTGCAGCCGATCATGATGATGCAGGCCGACAAGGCGGCAACCTTTGCCAGCGCAGAGCAGATGTTCCGCAATCACCTGGTGCACACGCTTGGGCCCTGGATTGCCCGGTTCGAAGAGGCGGCAAACCGCGACATTCTGGCCAATGAAACCGGACTTCGCGTGGATCTGGACGAGCGCAACCTGCTGCGCGGCGATTTCAAGGATCAGGCCGAGTATTACGCCAAGGCGCTTGGCGCTGGCGGCACGCCGGCATGGATGACGCAGAACGAGGTCAGGGCCGAGATCGGCCTGAACCCGGTAGAGGATGACGGCGCGAACCGGCTTTCCGCTGGCGCGATGAACCCCGGCCAAGGGCCGGAAGGGGCATAAAATGGAATTCAAGCACCTTTCCATCGAGTGGAAGGCCGACGATCAGGGCCAGATCGAAGGCTATGGGTCGGTCTTTGACACGGTTGATCTTGGCGGTGACATCATCGCCCCCGGCGCGTTCCGGCAATCGCTGAACAGCGGCCGCCGCGTGAAAATGCTGTTCCAGCATGATGCCAATTCGGTTGTCGGCGTGTGGAACACCATGGAAGAGGATGCCAAGGGGCTGCGTGTTTCCGGAAAGATGCTGACCAGCGTGCGCGCCGGTGCCGAGGCTTACGAGCTGGTCAAGGCGGGTGCCATCGACGGGCTGTCGATTGGCTATCGCACGGTCAAGAGCATGGACCGCAACGGCAAGCGGGTGATCCAGCAGGCAGAACTTTGGGAGGTGTCGCTTGTCACCTTTCCGATGAATGAAATGGCGCGGATCGATGCGGTCAAGGCCGCAGAGGCGTTCAAGGATTTTCAGGGTGGCAATGCTGCCATGCTGAAACGGAATGTTGAGGAATACCTGCGCGAGGCAGGGTTCAGCAACGCAGAAGCCAAGGCTGGTGCATCCGCCTTGGCTTCCAAGATCGGGGCCATGCGTGAGGCTGGCACGGGCTTGGTGGAGGGAATGGCCGAGACGCTGAGGCGATTGGCCAAATCTTAATCGCCCTTGTGGCAACCGCATGGCGTAGGAGCCAATCATGGATATCGCAGAACTGAAGCCCCTCATCGAGGATGTGGGCAAAACTGTCACGGCCATTCGCGCCGAAGTGGAAAGCGTAAAGCAGGCCGATGTTCTGTCCGAGCAGAAGCTTGCCCGCATGGAAACCGACCTGGCCGCATCGCTGAAGGCCAAGCAGGACGCCGATCTGGCTCTGAAGGCCCTGGAAAACCGGCTGGCCGAGATCGAGACGAAAGGCAACCGCCCCGGATCGACTGCAGCAACGCAAAAGGCCGCGGAAGAGCACAAGGCGGCCTTCATCGACTTCATGCGCAAGGGCAGCAACGGCGGGGCTATGGACCGGCTGTACGACCTGCAGCAGAAGGCCGCCGACGTGCGGACGACGGTCGGCGCATCGGGCGGTTTTGCGCTGCCCAAGGAAATCGCAGATCAGGTCTACAAGATGATCCTTGACGTGTCGCCGATCCGGTCGATTGCGCGTGTAGTGACCACCGGGACGACCGACTATCACCAGGTCGTCAATCGCGGCGGTCTGGCAGCGGAATGGGTGGGCGAAGTCAGCACGCGGACGCTGGCGACGGTCACCTCCGATTATGGCGATGTTGCGCCGACCTTCGGCGAACTGTCGGCTGTGCCGGAAGCGACCCGGCATTCGATCAACGACCTGTTTTTCGATGTCGAAGCAGAACTGGTGCGGGATGGGGCGGAGCGGTTCGCAATCGCGGAAGGCATCGCGTTCATTTCCGGGTCGGGCACGAACCAGCCGACCGGCTTTCTGACCGGTACGCCGGTGGTGACCGGCGATGCAACCCGCGCGTTCGGTGTGCTGCAGTACTTCTTTACGGGTGCGGCCTCCACGCTGGCGACAAACCCGTGGGACACCCTGAAAGACATGCTGTACGGGCTGAAGGCCGGGTATCGCCAGAATGCTTCGTGGGTGATGAACAGCCTTGTTCTGGCGGCCCATGCCAAGGTGAAAGACACGACCGGGCAATATCTGCTGACGCCGGCCGTGCGCGAAGGCGACCCTGACACCATGCTGGGCAAGCGCATTGTGGTCGCCGAAGATATGCCGAACGTGGGCGCGGGCGCTTTTCCGATTGCCTGCGGCGACTTTTCGCGGGGCTATCTGATCGCCGACATTCCCGGAATGTGGATGGTGCGCGACGAGATCACGAAAACGGGCTGGGTGCGGTTCCCGATGGCAAAGCGCGTCGGTGGCCGGGTGCTCGACTCTGCGGCGATCAAGCTGCTCAAGGTTGCCACATCCTGATCGGAATTGTCAGAGGGGGCGGCGAAAGCTGCCCCCTTCACTGTTCCGGCAAGGGGGTGGCCTGAAACTTACACGCATCACGCCGCCGTCGGCGCACCTGCTTTCGCTGCAAGATGC